GTGACAGTGTGCTATACGATGATGACAGCTTGAACGTTCTCAAAGCTGCTCTTGATAGTCGTAAAACACGCATGATTCACTGGGGCAGCCAAAACAGAAATCTTGTCAAACAAGACATTCCCAACAGTTTTGAATATCGCGGTGGTATTGTTTTTATTACCAATATCAAGTTTGATCAAGTTCGCAGCCCCAGGATTCAAAATCATCTTGCTGCAATCATGAGTCGGTGCCATTACATGGATTTGGGTATCAACACCACCCGAGAAAAACTTTTGCATATCACCAATGTAGTCAACAAGCACAACCTCTTGGGCAGTTATGATTTTAGTCATGATGAGCAAAAGGAAATTTTGGATTTTGTAAAAGACAACGTACATAGGTTGCATGAGCTTAGCCTGCGCACAGTAACCAAAATTGCCGACTTGCGTGCTGCCATGCCGCATCGTTGGCAGAAGTTTGCCGAGAAAAACTGCATGAGAAAAACATGAACACTGCTGTTATTAATATCATGGACGAAGTCAACGTCCATATTCAGGAAGTTGAGTTGACAGATCGGCGCAAGCTTGTAAACTCTGTGAAATATTTTCTGCCACACGCTAGATACAGTCCTGCCTTCAAATTAGGACGATGGGATGGTTGTGCAAGTTTTTGCACACTTGGCGGTAAAACCTATCTCAATGCCCTGGACAAACTGCTGCCTATCTTGGTTGATGCAGGGTATGATGTTGACATTGTGGATGACAGACACAAACATGATCTTGATCTCACAGCTATTGATGATACCTATCTAAGTGATCGCATGTGGCCACCTGGACATCGAGCTCAGGGTGAGCCCATTGTGCTACGTGATTATCAAGTTCAGTTGGTTAACGAGTGTTTGGCCAATCCCCAGGGATTGATTATTGCGCCTACTAGCTCGGGAAAAACCATTGTCACAGCCACACTGAGTCGACGTGTGGAACATATTGGTAGGACTATTGTGATTGTTCCCAACAAAAATCTTGTAGAACAAACACTGGAAGATTATCAAAACGTGGGTTTGAATGTTGGTGTAATATTTGGTGATCGCAAGGAGTTTGATCGGCAACATACTATTTGCACATGGCAAAGTCTCAATGTTCTAGACAAGAAAAACAAAGACGCCCTAGATGACGATCAGCTGTCTGTGTTCCTGGACCAGCAAGTGGCTGTAATTGTGGACGAGTGTCACGGGGTAAAAGATTTAGGAGTGTTACATCGACTCTTAACCACAACTTTCAGCAATATTCCTATTCGTTGGGGATTGACAGGCACTGTGCCTGAAGCTGAGTATAATCAAATGAGCTTGTTTACAGCTATTGGACCTTTAATTGGCCAACTACAAGCAAGAGACTTGCAAGATGCCGGGCATTTGGCACAGTGTCAGGTTCATGTACATCAAACTCAAGAAACACAAGTTTACCAAGATTATCAAAGTGAGCTGAAGTTCCTCCTTACCAACAATGATAGATTGAAATGGGTAGCAGATTTTGTAAAAACCATCAGTGCAACAGGCAACACGCTGGTTCTAGTGGATCGCATTGCAACAGGCACTGCTTTACATAATCTTATAGCCGACAGCACATTTATCAGTGGAGAAATGAAAAGTTCAGATCGGCGTGAGCACTATAAAGAAATCAATCTCAGCGACAACGCTGTGATGATTGCAACGTATGGCACAACTGCGGTGGGTATTAGCATCAATCGCATTTTCAATCTTGTGTTGATTGAGCCCGGCAAGAGCTTTGTGCGTGTGATCCAAAGTATTGGTCGAGGTTTACGCAAAGCTGACGACAAAAGCCATGTTGACGTATATGATATTTGCAGTAAAATGAAGTTCAGCCACAGACACATGCTAAAACGTCAGCAACATTATAAAAAAGTGCAGTATCCTCATGCACTTACCAAGGAAAACTACTGACATCACCAGTAAATACTGCGTGAAAATACTTACCAGCAACAATCAGAGCTTGAACGTCAACCACTTACCTGACCAAGGCGTGGATCTTAACTTTTGTGTTTTGGATTACAGCGACAACAAAAACATTGACTATTATTGGCATCCCTTGGTGTTTTTGGAAAGCTTTGTGTCACCCAGTGTGGATTTGCAAATAGGTCCCTATCAATGCCAAATGCCCCTTGATTGGCATTTGGTTATTGGAGATCCTGAAATAGGTGATTTGGAAATAGTCAGCTTGTTGTATCTCATGGACAAAGATTTCCAATCTTTTTGTTTTAATCCTTTGACAGGATATATACCCAAGTTTCACACCGTGGACGTTATCAATGTTTGGCCTGATGTCAAATGGTTTTGTCCCAAGCTGAAAACAGCTAATATTTTAGCAGTGCCCTTGCAAGATGGACGTGATCCTGCTTGTGCTTTTTTTGTAAAAGACCTGGCTAAAATTCCCGAAGTATTAGATATTAAACATTTGTTTTAAAAACACAATGCCCTGATATTGCTATCAGGGCATTGTGGAGTCTGTACTTGTTTTAACAAGTAAAAACAAGTAAAGCTTTAGTCGCTTTGGATAGTTGCTTGGCCAGGTCCTGTCAAGGGTATTCCTTCAAACTTCCAATCATATGTTCTATTATTTGTAAATGTTCTAACGGTGTTATCAAAAATAACAGCAGCATATTCTTTTGATGTTGATCCACTTATACTAACGTTGGGAACGGCACTATAAGTTCCACCAGCAGTAACGGTCACAGCACTGATATTACCTGTTGTAACTGTAGCTGTAGCTGCTGCTGCACCTGTTTCAAAGTCCACATCTGCTGCGGTGTAAAGCCCATCACCTGCATAAGTTACTGCAACTTGTGTAACCGACCAAGTTACGTTGACATTTGCTCCTGCACCACCTTCTGTGCTGGCAGCAAGGGCTATGGGATTGCTGGGGATTACACTGTAAACACCAGTATCAGTTACACTAATGCCGTTGATATCAAAGCGGAAGTTCAATGTAGCATTGCTACCTTGTGTTCCTATTACACTTGTTGGTGCAACACTAAGACCGCCAGTTCCCGGCAAAGATGTGCCCACAAATACACCGGCATTTATTATTGATAGTGATGTGATATTGCCACCTCCGCCAACAGTTGCTACTTGAACATTTCCTGGTGTAGTCCAATCAGTGCCACTGAAAATCAAGTAGCTGTTAGTACCGTAACCAGTGCCTGCGTTTTGTGCTGCTGCACTACCAATTTTCACACTGTTGACTGTTACGTTTCCAGTTGCTGTGCTTGTTCCGCCAATAATACTGAGTTCTTCTCCAGGCAAATAACTGGCACCAGCAGCGCCGCTTCCTGCCAAGTTTACAGCTACGGTTCCAAGTCCCAAACGTGCTGCCACAGTTGCTCCGCTACCACCAGCTCCCCAAGGGGTAACCACGATGTTTGCTTGTCCTGCTGTTGTAAGGGCACCATTTACCAAGCTGACTTGACCACTTGCTACACCGGCATTGGCACGCATGACATAACGTCCTGTGCCTGTTTGTCGAGTAATATATGCATCGGTATAAGGTGCACCTTGACCAGGTATCCAAGCTGTTGCAGCTATCTGTTGGCCTGTAACCCCAGTATTACCTATAAACTTCTTTTTAATCGGGCGTCCCATTGTTTTCTCCTTTGCCTTTCAAGGCTACGCGGTTGGACCGCATAATAGTTGTTTGGGTTATTTATAGTTCATTACAGCATCAATAATACAAACATAAGATTGCTGTGGATTTACAAGATGCGCATGAAAAGTCCAGGGATATTTTTGACCATGGAAATCCCAAACAAACAAGTTGGTTATTCTACTGCAATAAAATATTTGATCATGAGGATCTTGAAATCGCAAGAGCATGTTGCCATTGTGATCTAGATTGTTTGCCAGCTTGCAAAGCCCCTGACTACCTGACAGTGTTTGTCGACAAATATAGCTGTGTTTGTTGGTTTGATTGACTATCCATGCAGCTTGAACTTTGTCATGTAGGCGCACGACTGGCAGCAACACAGGTTGTCCCCGTGGAACACCTAAATAACGAGGATTTAACGGCCGGCCCATGCTTTATATGTTGACATTGATCTGACAGTATATATTGTAAGACAACAGCATGCGAACCAAGGATTTTATATGAGCCAGAGAACCCACGGATTTCAAGGAGGTATCAAAAAAGGCACTACTGCATATGACTCACAGAGCCATGCTTTAGATCGCGGTATGCGGCATATTAGCAAGATTTTGTCCCAGGAACTAGCCACACAGGGTTACAGACGTGTGAATAAGTTTTTGTCCCGGGACATTCCCGGAGGCCTTGCCAGCTGCCAGCCAGATGGTGGTATTTGGTATAACGGCAAAAACCAAATCGTTGCCATTTTTGAAGGCAAAAAACAAGGAGCAGTGGGCAACGCACACGAGCGATGGTATATGAATCGCTGGATAGCTCATGTGTTGGCACCACAAGCAAGATATGTTACATTTTGCAGTGGCCCAGGTGTTCAAGAGCATAATAGCATGTATAAAGGGTTAAGCTTTGCCTTGGCTTGTGAAGGCAAGCCAGTTGTTTGGAATGTAACTCATGCAACAGGCACAAGTTTTCACGGGCAAGAACAGGGTTTCACAGACCAAGAGCTGTATAACATCATGAAACAGGCGATTACCCTTGATTAAACCATTGTTTAAATGGGCTGGTGGCAAGAGCAAAATGCTCAAATACTATCAACCCTATATGCCAGCTGCTCCTATCAAGACTTACAGTGAGCCATTTTTTGGTGGCGGGGCTATGTTTGCTCATGTGATTGAAAAATACAATCCACAGGAAGTTTGGATTAACGATATCAACAGCGACATAATCAACATCTATCAGAGTATTGTTAGCGATTTCCAAGATTTTTGCGATTGTTTACAACAGCATAGTCAGGAATATCTGCAAGGCAACTATGACCAGCGCCGTGCATATTATTATAAAGTTCGTGAAGAACATGCATGGGATTGGGAAAAGTGGTCAAAAACTCAGCAAGCTGCTGTGTTGTATTTTCTCATGCGCACAGGATTTAACGGCATTTGGCAAATCAACAAAAACACCAACAATCGCTATGGCACACCTTGTGGCTTGCTTACAGAAACTCAAGTATATGATCCTGATAACTTGCAAGCATGGCACGATGCATTAACACAACGGCAAGTTCATATTACGTCAGGTGATTGGAGCCAAGTTCCTATTTGTGACTTTGTGTTTTGTGATCCTCCCTATCGCGATAGTTTTGCTGATTACAATCAGCCCTTTCCAGATATTGAGCTGGAAAAGCTTATAAAAACTGTGGAACAAAATGATAATTTTTGGTTGTGCAATCGTGATAGCGGCGACGGATTCTTTGACAAAGTGCAAGCGCACGTGGTAAAAATACCTGTGACATATACAGCAGGGCGTCGCAAGAAAACACAAACAGGCTTTCAAGCCAAGAAAGCCATGGAAGTGTTGATTTTTCGCAATCTTGCTCCCGCGCCAAATAGTAGTTTGTTTTATCAGGAGTCATCACATGGCTAAAGAATATGCATTGGATATCAAACAGGTATTAAGTGCTATTGATACACAAAAACTTGACTACTACAGCCAACTAACTGAACAAGAACGTCGAGCTTATAGTCCTTTTGTGATCATGCGTTATCTCAGCAGTTTGGCTAACAACAGTGCTTTGCAATCTTATGCTATTTTGGCAGTAAATGATCTGGTCAATATTGGATTCAGTGACTTGCGAGATCATGCTGAACTACAGCATCTATTGCTATGTTGTGCAGGTGCAGGCAGCAAGCAGTTTCATCCCTGGATACCAGTTGCACGAGCAAAAAAACGGCGCGACAATCCCATCGCAGAACTCATACAAAACTATTATCCACAACTCAACAGTCAAGAACTGTCGATCATGCTTGCAACTATCACGCAGCAGCAGGTGATTGATTTAGCAGTTGCCAGTGGTTATGCAGAAAATAAAGTTCAAGAGCTAGTCAAACTTCACAGTGCAAAATGACTTTTGTATGCGAGTTTTGTAAAAGATTTTTTGCAAAAGAAAAAACCTGGTATAATCACAGTTGTGAAAAGAAAAGGCGCTGGCTTAATCGAGACACAGCTCAAGGTCGCTTGGCGTTTTACAGTTGGCAGAGATTTCATGAGCTTAGTGGCATGCGTAACATGAAAAAAGTCACACAGGAAGATTTTATTGGCAGTGCATTTTACGGAGCTTTCAACAAGTTTTCCACTTATGTTATTGAAAACGATGTGGTAGCTCCCCGGGCATTTATTGATTTTGTTATTCGCAGTAATATACCTGTGGACAAATGGTGTCAAGAAAGCTTGCTAGTGTTATATGTGCATGATTTGATTGCAACAGAAAACTGTGATCAAGCTCTTGCTCGCAGTGTGGAATATCTTGCCAAGTGGGCACAACAAAATGACACTGCCTGGTGCGAATTTTTTCGTGTGGTAAATACCAATGTGGGCACACAAATCATTTGTCATGGCAGAATCAGTCCTTGGTTGATATACAATGCTGACAGCAGTGCAGAGTTTTTACAACGCTGTACTAATGAACAAGTGTCCATGATACAAAACTGGGCACCTGCTCATGTGTGGAAACTCAAGTTCAAAAATCATCCACAAGATGCAGATTTTGCCCGTGAGATGTTAGCACAAGCAGGAATGTAATGAAAAAGTTTTTAGTAGAACCCCAAGAGACTTGGACTCAGCCAGTTAAAACTACAACTCACGTAGTCGAGCAACTACAGTTTGGCGGACAGTATAGCAACGATAGTGACAACAACCGTCCACCCTTGACAAAAAAGACTGCCGATTGGCATATTGAGGGATCTTGGGTAATAGTATCCGACCAACAAGGTAACCAGCAACGTGTTCCCGGTGAGCAGGTTATTCAACAGTTGGTGCGAGAAAATCAAGATTTAAAAACACAAATGACCAAGATGCAACAGGAACACAGAGAAATCATGTCCCGGCTCAGTCAGTTGAACAGCCAAATACGTCAGAGAACATGATAGATTTTGATATCGACATTGACGTGGCCTCAAGAGAGCAAGCCCTAGCAGACATCAAACATATTCCTGCTAGCTTGCTTAGAAATGATCGCTTGGAAAAACACAACACCGGGGTGTATTTCCACGATGTACCTCAAGATCCTGTTACTGGTTATTGCAGCTTGCCCTACAAGCAAGCTCAGCAGCAGGGTTGGTTCAAAATTGACATACTCAATGTAAACGTCTACGAGAAGGTTCGCAGTCCTGCACATTTGCAAGAACTATGTGATCGAGACTTCAACTGGCAGTTGATGACTTATCCTGAGTTTGTGGCACAACTGATCCATCTTCACAATCATGCGGATTTAACAGCACGATTGGCGCCTAAAAGTCTAGAAGACATTGCCATCATTTTGGCGTTGATTAGACCCGGCAAACAATGGCTTATCAATCGTTGTTTGGAACATGGACTATCCAGTGCTGATCCTGACATTTGGCAGCGCAGTGACCAAGGTTACCATTTTAGGAAATCTCATAGTTTTGGTTATGCCATGTTGGTGAAAGTTCATGCAGAAATAATCGTTGACGAAGTTTCACAATCACTATAATATAGCACATAGAGAGGTATAATCATGCAGCTACAGCTAGCCAGTTCAATGTTTGGATGTCATGCCCATGTGGTGCATGAAGACAAAACTTGGGATTTGGGATATATTGAAGACGCAGAGCTTGCAGGTAAGTTTCGTCAACGCTTGCATGGTGATGTTTGGATGTGGCGTAATCCACGTTGCAATCTGCGTGAGCTGAGAGATATTCTCGTAAGTCTCGAGCATGCAGGTGACCAGTTCAGTGTGCGCCTGCGTGCTGTGGAAAACAGTGATGATTTTTATGCTATTTTGGCTGTAAACAATGAACTAGTAGCCCGCACGCTTGCATGGAAAACCATGCAGCACTGGCAAAAGTGGAGTCGGCAAGAAGAAACTCAATATCTAAGAGAACAGCGTGTGAAGTTTGAGCCAAAAGTCAGTGCTGATGGGAAAACTGTAAAAGTGCGAGTTAAAGTTAGTAATTTGGGAGATTAAACTTCGCGCACCAAAGTAATGGTGCGCCGCTTAACTCGCTTGTTTAACATTTCCCGTAGATTTACTACAGGACCTTGAACTACACGACTTTCCTTGCTAGCAAACGTTTTTAACACTGCTCTGAACTCTTGAAAGTCTCGCCCCATAAACAAGTTTATGGGGATATTTCTGTTGCTTTCCCACCACCAAGTTTCACCACAAACTAGAAACCTTTTCTTGCGAACATCAGTCCAGTTGTCATCCCAAGCGTAAATGTTGATAAACTGTTGATCGGCTTGTTGAATGATTCCCAGATACTCGTTGTTGAGATATTGCACTACACTGAGAAATGGATATCTTTGTTGCAAGTCGGTTAGTTCCTGTGGAGTCATGGCAGTTTCCTTGTAACAGTTCAGCTAAATACTTATTAGATTGATCACTATTTTATTCATGATATGTCCACTATTACCCTTTATTCTTATCAACAACAGCTATATTGGATGTATGATGCACCTGGAACTTTCCTGCAGACATGGCCCATGATTCAATATAAGCAAAAAATATACAAAGGCGTTACCAACACCCTGCAAATGCTGGTGCGTAATGTTGATCGGAGACCTGTGGACATTACCGGTCTCACTCTAACTGCTCAAATGATTAATGTGGAAACACAGCAGACAGTTTTGGTTAAAAGTGTTACAATTACCAATGCTGCTCAAGGCCAAGCTGTAGTTGACATACAAGAAACCGAGATTCAGTTCTTGCCTTTGGGATTTTACAATATTCAG